CGAATACCAGAAGCCTCTGACATTTTAGAAGCCTCATAAGCAGTTTTCCTTCTTTCAACTACCCCCCTTTCTTGCTCTGTTGCTCCACCTACTTCTCTGAAATCCATCTTACTCTGTTCAAAATTAGCATAGACCGCAGAATCCAATGGAGCGTCTTTAACTGGTTCTAAAACCTTACTTAGTGGAAGGTCTTTTACTTTAAATATTGTACCATCTCCACCATTTTCAAACTTTGTTATTTCTGTATCATCAATCATACCATCTACAGTAGCATACTTTCTATTGAATCTTTTAGCATGCTCCATTATCATACCTCTTCCAATATTGTATTCCTCGTTTATTGGAATCAATGGCCTGAGTTCTGATATGGGATATATTTCATCTGGTACTGTATAAAACTGAAGAAATGAATATGGATGTTTGTCAACACCATCTGGTGTATCTTCATTTCTTAGAAAATCATTGTGTCCTTCTGCTATTACTTTTAATTTATCATGTTCAACATCGTATATTTCGTATAATGTAATACGCTTCAAATCATCTTCTACTGTGCCAAGCCAATCTTCATTTTCTATATCTTCTCTTGCACCAAATCCTAACTTAACAGAAAAGTTTTCTTTTAGGTTGTCAGTATTTTCATATTTCTCATCTTTCTTTACTTCATCCAATGACTTTACTATTTCTTCTATAATATATCTACCATCATCAAAATAGTTGTTGCCTTCTGTATCAAAAATAAAAGCACTTGGGGACACTCTTCTTGAAACAAACTTCTCATTTGTTGGATATTCTTTTACATCATCTATTTTAAATTCTCCAGTTCTTTCGTCAACATCAAGAATAAGAACATCCGCATCATATCCCAATATTTTATGTTTACCAAAATTTGGATTCGCTTCAAAGTCAGCAACATATCCAGACTTGATAGCACCAAACAAAAAGAACGCATCTAAAATAGCTAATCGCATCTGCCGTTTTAGTGAACTCCCCATGTTTTCTCTTACATAATAGTTTAGATAATCTTGTAATTTTTGAGAGTTTCCAATAGTATCTGTATCCTCTATGTTTTTCGTTGGTCGAATAAACCACTTGGGATTCTGGAAATATAGAAATGGTATCTGGCTACGAATATGTGGGAATATCAAATTGATCGTGGGTTTGTGCTGAAGATTGACAATCCTGTTTCCCCATTGAAGTGATTTATAAAAGTCAATATATACCTTTACTTCCTTCAACTTTTTCTTACGCAGTTTTTTACCACGTTCAATTCTATCTTCCCAAATCTTGACTTCGGGATTGGTTTTCTCAACACTTAGATTCGCCATTTAATACACTCCAATATCTATCACGCTGTTGTGTTGTTCTAATATACTGCCGGAGTTTATATCATTTCCTTTAAAAGCTCTTTTCAATCTTCTCTTCCACATATATATAGAGTTACGATCATATGATTCTTTTACTGCTAATTTCCCTGATGGTTTAACAACTTCTAATAACATTTGCTCAGTATCAGCCAAATCATCATTTCTTGCTTTGGGAAACCTTATCAGTTCTTCTTCAACTGCACCACCTCGCATATTGATATTGTGCCACACCCATCTACCTTCATACCATGGTTGTAGTTGTTTGATACACCATTCTTTGTTCAGTCCAGTATTCTTACCTAGTGGTTCAAAAGACATATATCGTTTGCCATCTCTAAGTTTCTTTTTCAGAAATGACATAAGCATCTTTTCAACCATACTCTTCTGTCCGGCAAACTTAATACATTGCCACTTGTTATATAGTTCCTCCATCTTATCCAAAAAATCTACTGGGTCAACTTGCCCATGCCATGATTCAACTATATATAGATAGTCATCGTGTGACAGAAACCCTATACTTATGGCAGAGTAGTCATTCTTGCCTTCTTCTGTCGCACCATCAATAGCCATATAACAGTTCCCTATTGGAACTATAACACCATCATCTCTTGTTAATTCTGTTCTGTCTGGATTAACTCTGAAGTATCTATCTTTGAAATACTCTTCTTTAAATACTGCATCTTCTGATGGAATTGGATCAAGCATATAAAGACAGGAAAATAGATAGCTTCCCATTTTCGCACCCATCTTTATATTTTGTAATTCTTCAAGTGTATATCTTTCTGGAAATGATGATTCTCCTGCAGCGTTTATAGCTGGTACTTTAATCATTTCTATATCAGGATCATCTTCTAACTCACCATATAAATCATAATCGTCCCACCGTGTACCTACAATATCTATTGGTGTATTCGGACTATCCCGTAATGGAAACAACGCTTTGTAGAAATCTTTGGTTTTGTCCAACTGATCACGAGTCATGGAGTTTTCCCGTGTTACCAAGTCATCTATAATAAGATGATCGTAATGTCTGGATGTTAGAGTTGAATCGGCACCAAATGCTTCAAAGGTACTTTCCATTACAGGACGTCCACCCCGGTTCGGTACTTCTATCTGACTCTCTGTCCATTTCGTTTCAGGAGCCATTGGTTTTATTGGACAGTATTCAGGAAAGAAAGTTCTGAATCGTTTGTTAGATAGATAAGGTATTCCAATAGCTGTTACCATGCTCTTAGCGTTCGGGAGAACACCAGATACTATTGCTATTCTTATAGATGGGTTGTTAAGTTGTAAAGATATTGATTGAGTAATTGTACAAAGAGTTGTTTTGAAATGTCCACGTGGCAAAAGCCACAATCTAATACGGGTCTTTCGTGGTTCGTCAAGTTTCGAGCATATATGTCTATAGTGAAAACCCAAAGTTAAATCTTTAAAACCCAATAGGTCTTTACCAAGAAGATACGTGCTGTTCTTGTATTTCTCTTTTAAGGTTTTGTCGTCTTCTGATAATCCCATATACCTATCCAGCACTCATTGCAACTAAAGCATAATCCTTGCCTTCCTTCATTTCAAATTCCAATACTTCATCTTCTAATTTCTGCACTCGTACCATTGAAGCTGCAATCATTTCAAACTTATCATCTGCCAAGACCGATTCCACAAATCGCTTCCTCTCTGATGCTTCATCTATTAGGGTACTATGAAGTAATATGGCCTTTCGTTTTATCCATGCATCTGTTGAATGCAATCCATCTTTAACAAGTGTTATAATCAAATCAAGAGCTAAGACAAATTGTTCACCCACTTCCTCTCTCAATCTGTTGCGGTCAACCATAACTGCGTATTTTAGCCCAACCTCAGCGAATCTCATTGACTCCCCCAAGTCACGTCCAGTTAATTCTGGCAGTAAAATAGAATATACATCGTTCACACTTAAACCAGCCATTTTGGTTAAAGTGGTAATCGGCCTTGACAAAAGAGTTTTGTCTTGCTTATACTGTGCGTGAACGCTAAGTGCCAACTCCATAAATTTACTACCCCTAATTTAGTATCTACTATACGCCTATATATAATGGATGTCAAGAAAAAAATAAAAAAACTTTATTCTACTAATGATTTCGGTAACTTAGGGGCTGGTGGTAAGAAAAAATGGTTCAAAAAATTTGCTGTGGTTTGGGGTTGATCTTTATATAATAACCCCCCCGTAGGGGGCGACCACCGGGGTACGCTCTTATATAACTACAGACGGAACGCAAGCTAATTATTACGGCTGTTAGGCAATAAAGTATAGTATTATCTATAGTAAACGAAAGAAAAGAGTTGAATTAGATTTCCTTTAGGAGTAGGGTATAGACAAATAAAACGAAAGAGAGGGTAAGGATATGACAAGAGACAGAGCAATATCAGAAATAGAGGCGTGCGCGATTAAAGAAAAACAAGTTCTTGATAATAACGACAATTGGAATGTATCTGATAGTTATTATCTTGACGGCTATCTTGACGGCTTAAAGGTAGTAAAAGATATTCTTACCGAAACGGATAAAAAGATACTAGCGATAATAAAATAAAGATAAATCTTGCTTTTTAAGAAAATAAGAGTATAATACAAATCAAGAGATAAGGAAAGGAGAGGGAAGTATTAAGGCGGTCAAGATATTAATCTACTAAAACAAGAAAAGGAGTAATACAATGGAAGCTGATAAAATTATAGTGAATGGAGTTGAGTATAGTAAGGATGAAGTATTGACAATGGCACAGGAACTCAAAGACCTTACCGCAGTTGTCAAGGTAGCACGCAAGGAAGGCATGCTAAAGAAAGCAAAGGTAGTGCGTGAAGATGATCCCCGTAAACTCTTGCTTGCCGGTATCTTTGAGGGTGTTATCACTGAGCAGGTGGATATTATCACGGAACTGTTCAATGATACAAAGTCGGATGAAAAGCCTTTCGGCAACACCGGTATCAATATCTGTATTCACGGAATTGAATACGATGTGCAGATACTTTCCGACACTGCGAAAGCACAGAAAGCAACGGCAGTTAAAGCATTAAAAGATTTAAACAAACCCAAAACGGTTGCTGAAGGAATGGAGGAATTTAACAGTTAATAACAACTGAATAAGAGAAAAAAGCGGATTGTGTAAAAACTTTCCGCTTTTTTAATGTCCTGTTTTACCCTACCAACAGACCAAAAATCACCTTTTCTATACAAATTCGCACCCCTAGATTTTACCCTTGTGATTCTACACATTTTGCCTATTTTAACCCCTTACCGAATCTCCGCTAACCCTTATTACTAA